TATTTCTTCAAAGCCTTTGGTGAGGAACTGCGGCTCGGCGTTCGGATCCCAGTAATTTCCCACGCCCGTTCCGCCGCCGAACGCAACGCCCGCCCGCGTCTTGCCAAAGTCTGCGCGAGGCTGGCCTTTCAACTTACCCGACGCGTCATGGACGGCTCCCGCGTAACTGGCCGTGTAGCCAACCTGGCCGACCGTTTTGCCACTCTGCTGGCTGATCTGCGGCGCGTAGCGGCTGTTGATCAGTGTGCTGGTGTCGACGGGCGTCATCGTGTCCGATATAGCCGCACCTTGGCTCAAGACGGCATAAATGGCCTTGTCAGTGCGCCTTCCGTCGATGTCTTTCACCTTGAGACGGAAATTCGCCTTGACGCGCTCTATCCCACGAACAGGCATAGATCACCCCGTCACCAATTTAAAATCCATCGTGTCGTTGAACATGGCCATATCCCAGGACGTCCTTGAACGGATTTCCTCCCACTCGCCAGCGCCACCAAGTTGGATCATGTCCAGGTACTTTGGTCGCGCATCCTCGGTATATATCGTGTGCCTGCCGACAAACTCGGCACCGCTGTTATCGCGGGCCTGTGAGGCCTCGGCGATCCAATTGCAGGCGATCTCGTATTCCTCGCCGTAGGTCGCCCCGCCCCACTCGCTCATGCTGATGAAGGGTCTGACCTTGGCAGTGTTTTTGTATGACCAGTTGGCTATGTTTGACAAAGCTCGCCCCTATTTATCGCAGGCAAATTTGCCGCCCTTGCCGATCCAAATACCGCCATGCGCAAGTGCCGTCGGGTCGGGCGGTATGAGTCCAGTCGCGCAACCATGAACGTCCAAGCCTCGCAGAAGCCCCAACAGCGCACGCCATCGGTCAGCGAAAACCATGTAACGGAAGGACTGCGACGCACCTGATGGCGCGGTCTGGCTCGACACATACTTGTCGCCCTGCGCCAGCCCCATCAAACCCAGCAAATAGCACTGGATGAGAAGCGCCACAGCAGGCGCGTAGTGCTCTTCCAGGCAGTCGTTGATGGTATTGACCTGCCCCACGAGCGCAGACAGCAAGAAATCAGGCAGGTTGACGCCGACGGTGTCCAGATACTCGCGGGCCTGTTCGACTGTGATCATGTCTGATTCCAGAAATAGGGACGCCCTGCCACGAATGACAGGGCGTTAAAAAAGCCGCTCGGGGCGGCTTACTCGGTTGCGGGTTTCAGCGGGTCGCCGTCGGGAAGCAACTCGGCGAGCTCTTCGGCGTTCTTGCGACCGTCGAAGCCGATTTCAAGCTCCTTCAGGCGCTTGGCGATCTCGCCCTTGGTGGGCTTCTTCCCGCTGGCTGACGCGCTGGGCGTGGCCGGAACCAGTTCAGCGGCTTGGCCACGCAGAGGGCGCACGTTGGCTTTCAGGGCGGGGTGAAGCTGTTTCAGCTCCACAACGTCGCCACGGCTGACGCCATGCCAGGGGCGAATGACTTCGTACTTTGCCATGTCGTTCCCCTTACGCCAGATTGGCGCCGTAGATCACGCCCGACTTGCCCTCGCCGTCTTTCTTCACTTGCAGACCCATGGCAGCCATGATCTGGTAGTTGTAGTTGGACTGAGGCATGGGGCGCGGCAGAGGAACAACTCCGGTTGCCATGCCTACCAGGGGAGACACGACATCCTGGCGGCGCTGATATGCAATGAACTCGTTGCCCGACAGCGCGAACGTCTGACGAATCGACCCAGCCGGAATGTACTGAGTGATAAGCTGCAGCACTGTTCCGCCCGCCAGAAGCGTCGAGCCGCCGATAGCAACGGTTGCGGGCTTCATCAGGTTGGCCATGATTTGTGGCGACACCCAAAGAACATCGTAAGCCGCCACGAAGTTATCGCGAGCCGCCTGGCCGAACGCGCCAGAGGTAAAGAACGTGGCGATTTCTGTCTGGCTGGCCGTGGTCAGGTTGATATTCGCCCCGCCCGAGCCGCTTCCCAGATTGATCTTGATGGTGTTGCGGTGGTTCCGCAGGCCCTGGGCCGGGTAGCTCTGCACCTGAATGGTGGCGTCGCCGTCCAACACGTAAGACACCAGGCGCTTGTGGAATTTGCGCATCTTGGCCGCCTGGCTATCCAGCACTAGGTCAATGCCGACGGTTTGCAAGCCAGCAGCATGACGCCAGTTGACGCCATACCCGGCAGTGAACACCGGAATGGGGTCGCCGTCAGAGTCGTACTCGGTGTGGTCGAAGCTGTAGGGCGGCTGGCCGTCCATGCTGATCGAAACGTCATCAGCGATGTCGCCGGAGACGTTGTACAGCTTGGCGGTCTTGCCAATTGGCAGCACGGTCTGGACGGTCAGCAGATCATTGACGATCTCCATGCCGGTCTCCTGGTCGCGCATTTGGATAACCTGACGGTCGATCTCGGCCCAGAAGTCGCGACCATATCCGTCAACGGCATTCGCCGCCAGCATTTCCGGCGTCATAACGGCGCGGTTGGCTTCTATCATGGCCGCATTCTGGCGATTCCAGATATTGCGGTTTGCCCATAGTTCGTTCCAATGGCCGCGCAGGCGGCTATTTGCCGCCAGGGTTTCGGGGGTAAAAAACATGTTGTGTTCTCCTTGGCTTAGTCGCCGCCAGCATCACCGGCGGCAACTGTGCCGACGCGCAAGCGAATGCGGATGAAATCGGTTTGCCCGCTGGCGATCACGGCATCGTCTTGGCTGTAGCCCAGCACGGTGTCAGTGTCGTCGGTGGCGATGGCGCCCCGGCCACTTGCCCCCAGCTTGATGGGCGTGTCTTTGGCGTAGGTACCGGCCGGGCAAAGAATCGCCAGTTCCCGACCTTCCTCGACGTAGTTGCCAACGGCTGAGTCGCCGGCCGGAACGGCATCACGAATGCCAAGGCCTTGGTGATATGCGCACTCGATCACGTACAGGCGTCCGACGGTTTCAGCAGCCTGGGCGAACTCGTTGTCGCCATCTATGACAGCGAAGGTGCCGGGCAGAATGTTTGCTGCGGCGACGCGGGTCTCAGTCTTGTAAAGCGACTGCCCGTCCATATTGACTCGACGATAGCGGCTCATTACTTGGCACCTCCAAAGTAGGTTGCGGGATCGGGCGCACCGGCTTCAGCCTGGGGCTGGCCGGAGTTGGTGCCCAGCGGCGCAGGCTCGCCCAGCGACTTGTACATGGCGTCCAGCGCTTCTCCGGAGAGCGCGTTGGCGACGACCTCACCATGCTTCTCGGCCACGACCTTGCGCTTGTCGGCTTCTTCCGCCTTCTGGTTGGCGGTCAAGCTGTCGGACAGCGCTTGGTGATTGGCCTGGAGCGCATCCATCTTTTCATTGATGGGCTTCAGGGCTTCCGCGATGTTTGCAGACACGGTGGTGCCCACTTCTTTCAGCAGCGCGGCCTGCTCTTCGGGTGTCAAAGCCATTTCGGCCTCCTTGTTGACAGCAGGCCGGGCCTGCGGGTTGAAAATCTTCTTGATGCTGTTGGCGACCATGGCGACCCAGGATTCCTGGCGCACAACAGGCGTGCCGGAATCGCCGAATACGATCTTGCCGCCTTCGGTGGTGTAGCCGTAGACCTCGGCAGCGCCGCCGTTGCGCACGATGATGGCCTGCGTATCGGTGAAGTCGGCCACCCAGGCGTATTCGTTCTCGCCAGGCGCAAAGCGCTCCTTGGCGGCTCGATCCAGGCGCTGCTCTTTCTCGCGGAAGGACTCGCCTACCAGCGCGCCAGAATTTGCCTGTAGCGGCTTGGCTTGGTCAGCGTTGACCATCAGGCCGACGCCCTGCTCCGGCGTGGCGGCGCCCGCCTCATGGAGGAGGATGGCGTCATGGTCCATTTCATGAATCTTCGCGACCCAGTTCGCTCCGGCGGCTTTCCGCTCTTCGTTGGGCTCTAGCTCTTCAAGGAACACCGCGACGCTGGTGTGAATGGGCGGAACGTCTTCTTCTCGCGCCAGCGCTTCGACACGTTCCAGCAGCTCCCGCCCTTCCTCGGTGCGCTTGGCTACCTCTACGTCCACCCATTTCTCGAGATAGACGCGGTTGCCGGACTTCTTCACGTTTCGGTTGTAGGCGCCGTGATGGCCCACATTGATGCCCTCAGGGCTGAAGGCAGAGACGAACTTGCCGTCTACCGTCGGGTGCCCGAGCGGCGCCAACGTACCTTCCAGGCCCTGGTAGTGGGCGTCGATCTCGCTGGCCGGGTACAAGCCGCCGTTCATGATCACATTGGCGGGCAGCGTGTAGCTGGGCAATATCCAATGCTCGCGCCCGTTGTGCGTGACTTTGCGGATTTGCTTGGAGTTGACCTGGGTGGTGACGTTGACCTGAACCTGGCCCGCCTCGGCGCGGTTGGCCCTCAGCACGATATTTCGATTCATGCTCATTCCTTCGCCCAGGCATAGCCCCGGGCCTCCATTTTCTGTTTGGTCTGCTTGGCACGCGCCACGATGCCCGGTACGATGGGCTTGCCGTCGTCATCGACCATCACTTCGGTCTGGCTGCATTTGCAGTTGATCGAGTTTCCGTCCTGGCTGTACCAGTCGCGCACCTGCTCAACCGTATAGAGCCGGG